GACATGGACTACGGCGAGCCGGATGTGTGGGATACCACCATCAGCAAAATCCCGTACCAGTGCCTGTGCCACTCGACGCATAAGCATACACCGGAAAATCCGAGGCTCCGTCTGGTAATCCCGCTCACCCGCGAGATCAGCGAGCCCGAATATGAGCCAGTCGCCAGAATGTTCGCCAAGGAAGTCGGCATTGATATGTTCGACGACAGCACCTATGAGGCCAACCGCCTCATGTACTGGCCTTCCACTTCCGTCAACGGCGAGTATGTATTCAAGGAAAAGGACGGCGACGCCTTAGACCCGGATGCCTACCTTGCCAAATACGATGACTGGCAGGACTCCAGCACATGGCCGGTATCCTCCCGTGAGTCCTGCGTGGAAGATCACGGTGCCAGCAAGCAGGCTGATCCTCTTGCCAAGCCGGGAATCATCGGTGCGTTCTGCCGGGCTTATCCGATCTCGGAGGTAATCCCGGAGTTCCTCTCCGATGTATATGCTCCGACCGATGACGAGAACCGCTACGACTATATCCCTGCGGACAGTCCCGCCGGTGCCGTTTCCTACGGAGATAAGTTTTTGTATTCGCATCACTCCTCAGACCCTGCCTGCAAAAAGCTCCTGAATGCTTTTGACCTTGTCCGCGTCCACCGCTTCAGCGATCTGGACAAGGATGTGCTGGATGAGTCAACCTCGTCGAAGATGCCGTCCTATAAGGCCATGATGGACTTTGCCTCCGGCTGCGACAAGGTGAAAATCCTGCTGCTTTCGGAGAAGCAGGCGCAGGCCGGTGAGGAGTTTGCCGCTACAGACGACGGCTCCGATGATGACTGGAAAGCCAAGCTCCAATATCAGTCCCGCAGCACCGTCCTTCAGAACAGCGTCTGGAACGAGATGCTGATCTTGAATAACGATCCGGATTGTCAGGGCTTTGCCTATAACGAGATGGCCAACCGCATACAGGTGATCGGCGATGTTCCTTGGGATCGTCCCGCTGACAATAAGTTCTGGCGCGATGCCGATACGGCGCAGCTGAAAGCCCTGATCGACATCCGCTATGTCTGCTTCTCTGACAGAAACCACAATGTCAGCTTTACGAAAGTGGCAGACGACCGCCGGTTCCATCCCGTGAGGAACTACTTAAACGACCTGCCGAAATGGGATCAGGTGCCTCGCGTGGACGAGCTCTTTATCCGCTGCCTGCAGGCAGATGACACGAAGTATGTCCGGGCAGTCACCAGAAAAACCTTAGTGGCCGCCGTGACCCGCATCTACCATCCCGGCACCAAGTTCGATACCGTTCCCGTCCTTGACGGCGCACAGGGTATCGGCAAGAGCACCATGTGGAAGTCTCTTGCCGGTGATGAATATTTCTCCGACGCCCTTTCGCTTACTGACATGGACGACAAGTCCGGTGCGGAAAAGCTGCAGGGCTTCTGGATCATTGAAATCGGCGAACTGGCCGGAATGAAAAAGGCCGACATCGAGAAGGTCAAGTCCTTCCTCTCCACTTCAGATGATAAGTACCGTCCCAGCTACGGCAAGGTGGTCGAAAGTCATCCGAGGCAGTGTGTTGTGGTCGCTACGGTCAACGGCGAGCATGGATACCTCCGTGATATCACCGGAAACCGGCGCTTCTGGATTGTGAAATGTCGCCAGACGGAAAATGCCGTGCGCTGGAAAATCACGCCCGAAGAACGTGACCAGATATGGGCGGAGGCCAAGTATTACTACGAGCAAGGCGAAAAGCTGTATCTCGAAGGTGACCTTCTTGCGGAAGCTGAAGAAGCCCAGAGAAGCGCTATGGAAACAGACGAGCGCCAAGGCCTCGTGGAACAGTACCTGTCAAAGCTCCTGCCGGAAAACTGGTCTGAGATGGATCTCTACCAGCGTCGGAATTTCCTTGACGGTGATGACATCACATCTGATTCCGGCACCGTGGAACGCACCGAGGTCAGCAATGCGGAAATCTGGTGTGAATGCTTCGGAAGGAATATCGCTGACTTAAAGCCCACCGACTCTTATGCCATCGCGGCACTTATGACACAGGTGGACGGCTGGAAGCGTACCAATCGCAGGGCTTCCCAGCCTCTTTACGGACGTCAGCGATTGTACGAACGCACAACATAGGTGGACAACCTCGTGGACAAGGACAACTTTTTCCCTTTATTTAATCCGGCAAAACAGAAAAAGGAGGCCACACAGGCACCTGCGCACACCCGCGTAGATAAATATAGGAAAAAGCTGTCCGCTTGTTCCACCTTGTCCACTCAAAGGAGATGAATGGAAATGAAAATAGATGAAAAGACAATTGAGAAAAAGCTGATAAATGCAGTGAAATCAATGGGAGGCATCGCGCCCAAGTTCGTCTCTCCGGGCTTTGACGGGATGCCGGACAGGCTTGTCCTTCTTCCGGGAGGTGTTATGGCTTTTGCGGAGCTAAAGGCTCCGGGAAAGAAACCGCGCCCGCTCCAGCTGGCAAGACACCGACTTCTTCGGGAGCTGGGATTCAAGGTTTACGTCATTGACGATATCTCACAGATTGGAGGGATGCTTGATGAACTTCACGCCACATGATTATCAGGACTATGCCATCCGCTACATCGAAAAGCATCCCGTGGCCGCTGTCCTTTTAGATATGGGACTTGGCAAAACGGTGATCTCCCTGACTGCTGTATATGATCTCTTGTTTGACAGCTTCGAGGTACGGCGCGTTCTGGTGGTCGCTCCCTTACGAGTCGCCCGTGATACTTGGCCTTCGGAAATCCAGAAATGGAGTCACCTTGCGGGTCTAACCTTTTCGGTCGCAGTCGGGACTGCCAAGGAGCGAAAAGCAGCACTTATGCAGCAAGCGGACATCACGATCATCAACCGCGAAAACCTGCAGTGGCTCATTGACGAGTCCGGCTTTCCCTTTGACTACGATATGGTGATTATCGACGAGCTATCGTCCTTCAAAAACCACAAGTCAAAGCGCTTCAAGTCTCTGATGAAGGTTAGACCCAGACTCCATCGCATTATCGGCCTCACCGGCACACCTTCCTCCAACGGTCTCATGGATCTGTGGGCAGAGTTCAAAGTGCTGGATATGGGTGAGCGCCTCGGACGCTTCATCACACAATACCGGACAAATTACTTCATGCCGGACAAGCGAAACGGCGAGATCATCTACTCCTACAAGCCGCTGCTCTATGCGGAGGACGCGATTTACCGGAAAATCTCGGATATCACGATTTCCATGAAATCGACCGACCACTTAAAGATGCCGGAGCTGGTATCCACGGCCTATGAGGTGCAGCTTTCGGAATCGGAGCGTGACCGCTACGAGGATTTGAAGCAGGAGTTCATCCTGCAGCTCCCAGACGGCGAAGTCACCGCTGCCAATGCAGCATCCCTCACCGGGAAGCTCTCCCAGCTGGCCAATGGTGCGATTTATGCGGATACCGGAGAAATCATCGAGTTTCACGACAGAAAGCTGGACGCTTTGGAGGATATTATCGAGGCCGCCAATGAAAAACCGCTCCTTGTAGCCTACTGGTTCCGGCACGACTTATCCCGCATAAAGAACCGCTTCAATGTTCGGGAGATCAAGACAAGCCGCGATATCGCTGACTGGAATGCGGGAAAGATTCCTGTAGCAGTCATACATCCGGCCTCTGCCGGTCATGGCCTAAACCTTCAGGCCGGAGGCTCCACCCTTGTATGGTTCGGGCTCACATGGTCGCTGGAACTCTACCAGCAGACCAACGCCCGCCTCTGGAGGCAAGGCCAAGAGTCCCATACCGTGGTGATCCAGCACATCATCACAAAGGGCACCATTGATGAGCGGATCATGCGGGCACTCACCAAGAAAGAACTGACACAGTCGGCACTGATCGACGCGGTCAAAGCCGAGGTGGTGTGATGAGCGATCCTTATGAAAATCTCGCAAACGCAATCGTGCTGCAGGCCGTGAAGGATTACCGCAACGCCCTGAAGCGCCTGAAAAAGAAGTCCGGCAACAAGGCCGCGATGGCAGACGCGCTGGAATGCGAGCGCTTCTTCCGCTCCGGCTGGTACAAGACCCTAACGAGCGTGGACGGCGAGTACCTAATCACAAAACTACGAGAGGAGGCTAAGCCTAAATGACAGTAAAAGAATATCTCCATCAGGCCTACCGCCTTGATCAGAGAATCAAGTCCGATACGATGGAAGCCCAGAACCTTCGTGAGATGGCGGGCAGCGTGTCGGCTATCCAATATGATAAAGACCGGGTGCAGACTTCAAGGAACACCGAGGCTCCCTTTGCCCGGACGCTTGAAAAGCTCTGGGACTTGGAACAAAGAATTGCACGGGAGCTTGAGATGCTTTCCGACCTGAAAAAGCAGATCCGGGAAGTGATCGAGGCAGTTCCGGACACCGACGAGCGCATGGTTTTGAAGTACCGTTACATCCACAACTATACATGGGAGCAGATCGGCACCGAGCTTTGTGCAGATGCCCGCACCATCCGGCGCTGGCACGGAAACGCACTGCTGCATGCATCTCTCCCTGAAAATCCTATCGAAATATGAAATGCGCCCGAAATGTCCATATTTGTCCTAAGATGCCCACCTGCCACTTATGATAGTATATAATCAGCGAAACAGAATAAAGAAACGGCTGCACGCGCAGCCACCAAGCCTTGTGGGATTATCCTGCAGGGCTTTTTCTTTGCCCGAAAGGAGGCGCGGCTTATGCCAAGGAAACCAAAACGACCGTGCCGCTTTCCCGGCTGCCCGAACCTGACCGACGGTGCTTACTGCGAGGAGCACGCCAAGGTGATGGAACAACACTACGAGAAGTTCCAGCGCGGCTACTCTCCCGGCAAACGCTACGGCAGAGCTTGGAAACGAATCCGTGACAGGTATGTCCACAAGCACCCGCTCTGTGAGCAGTGCTTAAAGGCCGGACGCTACGTCGCGGTCGAGGAAGTCCACCACATCATTCCTCTTGCTGACGGAGGAACGAACGAGGAGTCCAATCTCATGAGCCTTTGTCGTTCGTGCCACGAGAAGATTCACCACGAGCGCGGCGACCGGTAGGGCGGGTGAAATCTCTACGACCTGTTTTCCCGGAAAACGGCGCGGGGTCTTCTTCGCAAAAATTGCAATTCAAACGGGGTATTAAACCCAGCCCGATAAGACAAGGAGTGATTGACGTGGCAAAAGACGGAACCAATCGCGGC